ATGATTAATAAGTCAATAACAGGGATTTCATTTAATGGTTATAAAACTATCGAAATCATGGTAATTATACAGCAAGCGAGTAATGGTAATATGTTTTTTAATTTTACCCTTGTGCCATTAGTAAGTCATATTTTAGACGGATCACAGTACATAACAATACCAGGTAAATCATACGGATATTGCGCAAACGTTTTGCTATCCATAAATTACTCAGCTGGCACAATAACATTGATTGACGCTGAGGCCAATGAGGGATTTGGGCTTAATGCAATATACATTTTGGGACTTAAATAATCATTTTGCTGATGCTATCCAATGTACTAACACACTTTGCTCCGAGGTTTCTTTTATTGTTTCAAGATATAAAGAAAATCCCAACTTAGTAACTTTGCTAATTGTAGCCTGAAAAACACTTGGATACTCATTATATATTGCTACCGATATAGATGGCGTTTTACTAAAACTTGTATCAAAAATAATATTTGATGTTCTGATGGCTCCAGCTTGTCCTGACGCTAATACAGTTGTAGTTCCAACTTTTAAATTGCTACTTTATTCATCTTTGCCACAAATGCCACTTAGGATATGGTAAAATGGTATTAGTAAAAAGTATGCGAGACATCCAAATTAAATTAAGGATGTTTGATATAACTATTAATATTGAAATAAATGCAAGCCGTTGAAGGATATAGAAAATCCTCCAACGGCCTTACTTTTTTGACAGAAGAGGGTAAAAGCTGATGAACAGTAATAGCTTTATTGATTTATGCCATGGACATTTTGGTAGAAAAATTGCATATACGAATGTCGATAGAATTACCAAAGAAAATGTTGTTGGTGTCGTTGGTAAGGCCATTTCAGTTCTGAATTACAATCGACCGGCGATACGATATCTTTACGATTACTATAAGGGTGACCAGCCGATTCATTACCGTGAAAAGAAAGTGCGGCCTGACATCAATAACAAGACTTGTGAGAATCACGCTCTTGAAATTGTCCGCTTTAGCACCAGTCAGACATATGGGGAGCCGATACAGTATGTCAGCCGAAAAACAGATAAAAAAATCAATGATGCCGTGGATAAACTAAATGATTACATGAAGGACGCTCATCGGCAGGCCAGAGATATCAAGCTTGGAAATTTTCAGAGTGCCGTTGGAACTGCCTACAAGGTAACGCTTAAAGGAAAGTCAACAGATATTGTTCCGTTCCGAATCCATATTCCGAATCCGCTGAATACGATTGTTGTGTATTCGGCCAAAGATGATTCAGATATACTTTCCATTCAGGTATTGAAGGATGAAAAAGACGAACAGTATTATCAGTGCTATTCGGATGATTTATATTTCATCATCAAGGGCGGTAGAGTAATTGATTCTGGAATAAATGGTCTTGGCGGTATTCCGATTGTGGAGTATCCGAATAATCCGGACAGGCTCTCCGACATTGAAATTGTGATTACGCTTCTCGACCAGATTAACAAAATGCAGTCTGATAGGATGAATGGCATTGAGCAGTTTATTCAGGCATTTATGCTTTTTAAGAACTGTGAGATTGATGAGAAGAAGTTTTTACAGATGTGTGACCTTGGTGCTGTGGAGGTTAAAGATTCTGGTCAGGGAATGCAATCAGATGTAAAACTCATGACTGCTGAATTAAATCAGGAACAGACACAGGTAGCCAAGGATGATGTGTACCGACAAGTACTTGTCGTTGAGGGTATGCCAGACCGACAGCAGAATACCGGAGGAGATACCGGACAGGCGGTTTACCTGCGGAATGGTTGGGATTTTGCGGAACAGCGGGCAAAACTGGATGAACCATTTACCATTGAGGCAGAGAAAAAACATGCCAGAATTGTTTTGAATATCATTAAGCAAACAACAAATGATGTTCCTCTGACAGTAAGAGACTTCGATGTGAAGATTACTCGAAATTCTACTGATAATATGCTGGTTAAGGCACAGGCGCTGGATTATTTACTGAAAAATAAGATTCATCCGCTGATTGCAATTACTGTATGCGGGCTGTTTGGTGACCCGGAAAAGGTTTGGACGCAGAGTAAGCCGTACATGGATACCATTTTCAAGACGCAGGAGCAACTTGATATTGAAGCTGAAAAAGAACACGCATTGGAACTTTTGAAAACAAAGCAAACTGAAACAGTTAAAACAGGAGGAGCCGAGTAGGCTTTTCTTTTTTTATATCAAAATGGAGCCATCCGATAAATGGCAAAATCCAGCAGGAGCGACCTGCGTTATCAAAAGCGTGGATTAGAAAGGGGAATAACATGACAAGAGAACAGGCAAAGAAGAATCTGGTTGCGCTTGGCGTCGAGGAACCTACTGATGAGCAGGTAACCAATTACCTAAATCAGCACAATGGAGAAGTAAAGAAATATCAGGAAGACGCTGAGAAATGGAAAAAAGAAGCTGAAAAGGCGGAGGAGCTGCAAACCAAACTTGATGGTCTTGAGCAACAGAATCTTACCGAATTGGAAAAGGAGAAGAAAGCCAGAGAGGCAGCGGAAAAGAGAACGGCAGATTTACAGAAGCAGCTTACAACTTCCGCAGTCGAAGCGATTTTCGCAAAAGCAAACCTTTCCGGCGAGGAGTTTTCCGGGATGATTGGCGCATTATCCGGGCTTGATTTGGAGGCGGCAAAGACCAGCGCAGAATCTTTTGTCAATGGAATCTCCAAACGCGACGAAGCGAACAAGACCCAGTGGCAGAAAGAAACTTTTGACAAAACTCCGAATCCGGGAACCGGAGGCAAATCCGACCCGGCTGGAGGTGGAGAAGAAAAGAGTGCTGCCGCTGAATATGCGAAACAGTATTCGCAGGAACATAACCCACAGCCGACGGTAGGCAATCCGGTTCCGGCTGCCACAACAACATTTTAAGGAGGATATGACATGGCTTACATGAAGGTTGAGCAGGGATATAGCCTGCCAAATTTTTTGGAATCTGCCGTTGGCCTGGTTCAGAAAACCGAGATGGTTACCCAGGAGATGGCAACTACAGTTGACAATAAGAAGCTTATTTATGCTGGAACGGCATTCCCGTCTAATGATTCCAAGGCAACTGGTATTGTATTTGAAACTGTTGATATGACTGACGATACAAATCGTCCAGCCAGCGTTATTAAAGCTGGAAGAATCTACGGAAATAGATTAAAGACGCCGTTATCCAGCGAAGCCAAGACAGCTTTGGAGAAAAAAGGATTTGTAATTCTTGATGCTCCAGAATGTGAATTTTAATTGGAGGTGTAAAGATGCCATTTAATGTATTGGATACAATTAATGTTACAGAGAGATTAAATTTTTCTCAGAACTTCGCCGTTGCAAGGCCAACCGTTCTGGATACCATTTTCCCGGACGTGAAGACACAGCACTTCAAGGCTGAGTATTACCGGCTGATGCAGGGACAGAATTTGCCAACTCCTGCATTTGTGCATGCTCTGGATTCCGAGGCGCACATCGGTACCAGGCCGACTTTCGAGAAAGTTCTGACTGAGAAACTGTTTATCAAGGAGAAAATCAATCAGTCCGAGCAGTTGCAGATGTACATCAACAATGGTGTACCAGATGATGATGGTCTGGTGAACTGGGTGTTTGACGATATGGGCAGATTGTCCGAGAGCGTTGTTACCCGTACCAAGATTGCCAAAGGTCAGGCAATGAGCCGTGGTGTAATGAAAATCAAGGAAAATAATCTGGATATGTTGATTGATTTTGGTGTACCTGCGGCTCATAAAATCACTTTTGGTGATTGGTCTAACCCAGAATATGATATCTTTGGCGATATCATGAAGGCAGTAAAAATGCTGAAGGATGAGGGTAAAATTCCGTCCAGAATGCTGACCTCTGATACCCAGATTCAGCGCATGAGAAAGAACAAGGGCATCCAATCCGCAATCTACGGTAATATCAATGCGGGTAGACTGGTTACCATGAATGAACTTCGGTCTATCATCATGGAGGAGTTCGGCCTTCAAATTGCTACCTGTGATGAAAGATATGCCTACATCAAGGCTGATGGTTCCAGAGTGAATGGTCGCTACTTCGATGAGGACAAGGTTACCTTCTATACGGCGGATGTATCTGGTAGGGCCGGTACTGGTTTGTGGGGACCGACTCCGGAGGAGGCTGAGTATGCTGCATTCCAGGAAGCATTGCAGAAAATGTTTGTAACCGTGACCATGTGGGCGACCGAAGACCCTGTTGCAAAATGGACGAAAGCTTCTGGTATGTTTATCCCGGTCCTTCCGGACGTATATGGTATGGTAATCGCTACGGTTACTACTGCTGAGAACACTCTTGGCACTCTGACTGTGGAATCATCCGCCGGTTCTGCAAGCGGAGCAACGAAACTGACTGTTTCCCCGGCAAAGGCAAGCGGAAATTCATATAAGTATAAAATAGGTGATTCCGAAACCGCTGTTTTTTTCGGTCAGAATGTCCAGACCTGGACTGCATGGGATGGCTCTGCTGACATTACAGCGCAGACTGGAAAGACCATTACCGTAGTTGAGTGCGATTCCAGTTACAAGGCTGTGAAAGCCGGTAGCGCAACGGTGACCGCAAATGCAGGCTGATTGTGAGGTGAAATGAGTGGAAGCGGAGATTCTGGATGATGTAATTACATATCTTGGTGACGAGGTAGCCGAAAAAGATTTGTCGGTTCTGTTCATCTTAATCCAGAGAGCAATCCGAAAGGTTTGTGCGAAGCGGTATCCGTTTGGATACACGGACACGGAGAAAGAGACAGCGGTTGAGCGGTATCGTGATACGATATTTGCCGCCGCTGTTTACTATTGGGCGAAACAAGGGGCTGATGGTGAAAGCTCTCACAGCGAGAATGGAATCAGCCGAGCATATGAGAAAGAAGACGATATCTATTTTGATGTTGTCCCGATGGCAAAAATTTTCTGAACCGTATGTAATTCCAAAAGTTGACTCTCCTTTTAAAAGACGGAGCGTGTCCGGTCGATACCTCCCCGGCTGGACGCAGGGTGTGCGCTGTGAATGGTGGTGGGCAAGCGCATTTTTCTTTTGTGGAGGTTATGGAGGAAAAGTGAACGATGATATGAAAACTGGTGGATTGATTGAATTACAGGGCGTAAAAGAAGAAATCAATACCATCAAAACCGAACTGAAAAGGAAAAGATTTGACACGCCAAAAGGATTTTCAGTGCTTGAGGGATATATTCAGGACAGAATGAACGAACTCAAGGGAAAAGAATGATTAAAGTAAATTATGAGGAAATTTGTGGAGGTAAAGAAGAATGATTTTTAAAGAAGCTTATGAAGCACTGAAACAGGGCGCAGATATTAAAAGACAATCATGGAAAGGTTTCTGGCGCAAAGAAGATGAAACGATTGTCATGTACTGCAAAGACGGTTCAAAAGTTCCATTCATGGAAACAGAGTGTATCTTTGTTGATATCGACCACATGATGGCAGATGACTGGGAAATTGTTGACTGGGATTCCATTACGGGACTTGACGTGTCCACTTTTACATTCGGCGAGGCAATATCTCGTATGAAGAGAGGAGAGCGTGTTGCCCGTAAAGGCTGGAATGGAAGGAACCAATATATTCAGCTTGCGACTAATATCAGCTATATTGACGCAGATGGAAACGCTGTGAATGTGGAGCATGAAGCAATCGGAAATAAAGCCATTGCCTTTGTCGGAACGTCTGGAGTGCAGATGGGATGGCTTGCTTCACAGGCTGATATGCTGGCAGAGGATTGGGTTCTGGTTGAGTGATAAGGCGGTGGGCACTATGAGAGGACTGAAACGCAATAAGCAAAAGATGTGGTATCAGCTCTATTCAGAACACATTCCGGTCTATGAGACAGACCTTGATGGTAACATCATCTATGACCCCGTGACCGGAGAACCGCTTTTGACTGGCGATTGTACTGTTGGCTATGCTGACCCTGTGGAGTTTCGGGCAAACGTATCAGCCGCCAGAGGGGAAGCAAATACAGACCCATTTGGCGTTGATTTGGCTTATGACAAAACGATTGCCACTTGTGACATGAATTTGCCGATTGATGAATTGTCGGTGTTATTCGTGGATAAGAAGCCGGAATTTGGCGCAGACGGAAAGTTGACCAATAAGCCCGATTTCAAGGTTGTTAAGGTGGCAAAGTCTTTGAATTCGGTTTTGTATGCGATTCGGAAAGTGACAGAGGGAGGAACGCAAAATGATTCAACATGAGACATATAGATTTGACCAATGCAAAGTGACCTTTGATAAGGATATTTACGTAGCTATGCTGGAGCCAAGAGAAGGGAAGGAAGAACAATATCCAACAGTTCTACTGGATTATCGACCGATAGCAGAAGACGGAGTTGATTTACGAAAGATTCCTTGTGTTTTGGAATTCAAGAACGAGAAAGCTATTGACGAGTTGATTGATGTCTTGAAACATTTAAAGGAGACTTGGAAAACGGAGGAACGGAACGATGGATAAATATAGGAAAAAACCCGTTGAGATTGAAGCATTTCAGTACGACGGGGATTTAAAAGGAAAAGACGGCAAGTGGTATGTGCCGGAATGGGCAGTAAAGGCCTTTGAGGATGGTGTAATGTATTACGACAGCATGGATTGTGATTCGCCGCCCGTAGAGCTGTTTATTAAAACCCTTGAGGGTGTTCACCATGCCAGTGTGGGAGATTATATCATTCAAGGCGTAAACGGAGAACTTTACCCATGCAAGCCGGATATATTCGAGAAAACCTATGACAAGGTTATGCCGCTGTCTCCGTTGCTTGAGTAGGTGTTTGTATGGGAAAACGAATAATCCGTGGAGAACTGTCCTCAAAGGGAATCCAGAGCATTATCGACCAACTTCAAGACTACAAACAAGACTTGCACCGCAAGACTGAACTGTTGTGTAAGCGGTTGGCAGAAGTTGGATTGACCGTGGCGCAGACGAAAATCGGAGAATCTCCGCTGGGTAAGACAATCTCCTTGCGAATTGATATGGAACCATCAAAGGCAGGCTGCAAAGCCATTCTGATTGCGTCTGGACAGACAAAATCAAATGATTATGGCACCGTAAATACGCTTTTGCTCGTTGAGTTTGGTGCGGGCGTATTCTACAATCCATCAGACAATCCGAAAGCTGGGGAAATGGGGTATGGAATCGGAACTTTCCCCGGACAGATTCATGCTTTTGAAGATGGATGGTATTACTGGGGCGAAGATGAGAAGTGGCATTACACTCACGGTGTGAAAGCCACGATGCCTATGTATAGCGTTTCGGTGGCTATCCGTGAACAGGTAGCGTCAATTGCAAAGGAGGTGTTCTCGTAATGCTTGACATTTCCTCACTGGTCTATTCCAGACTGATAAACAACGAGCAGATGAAGAAATATCTGAAAGGTAGCAGTACAACTAAGAATGACACTCCATCGGCATTTCCGTATTTGTACATGAAAACATTGGGGGAGCCAACAACAAGCTCTTCCTTGCAGAATAAGCAATGCGCCATACAAGCTGCTTTTGAGATTACCATTTATGATTCTACTTCAAGTACCAAAGCGAAGCAGCTAATCTTTCTGGCGGCTGACCTTATGCAGAAGATGGGATTTACAATGAATTACGGTCCGACTGAAATAGAACGGTCCAGTACAACAGAAGCATATCGCTGGATAGCAAGGTTCCGAAGAACCTATTGCGAGGGCGATGTGATATAGCAACTAAATAACTTTGAGCCATGCAGGAAACTGTGTGGTTCTTTTTTTATTCCAAATTTTAAGGAGGATATGAACCATGGGTAAAAATTTTATAGACCTTTCTACGGCAGGCATCCAGGTTGGATATGGGATTGAAGGGACGGCAGGCCAAAAACCATCAAAGTTTACCGACCTGCCAAACCCAAAGGCAATACCTGATTTCAATCCGGAAACAGCGACTTACGATGTTACGTCTCTGAACGACACAGTTTGGAAGCGTTACATTGATGGACTGAAAGACCCAGGTGGAGCGATTGCGATTACGTTCGGAATGTCTGATGGATTCCGAGAGATGTGGAAAGGTATTTGTACCGAATACGAAAGTGCAAAAACATCTGGGAAACGCATGTGGATGGAATTTTTCCACCCTGGATTGACTGAGGCATTTTTCTTTACCTGTACTCCATCAAGTCTAGGATGGTCCGCAACTGATGTGGATAGTGCTTGGGACACCACGGTATCGGTAACACCAACTGGGGAAATTGGGTGGGCAGAGCCAATTAAGCCTACACCAAAGGAACAGATTGGGGAATAAAGAAAACTGGGAGGTAAATGAACATGAGAATTTTGACGATTGGCGGCAAGGAATATCAAATTGATTTTTCCTTTGATGCGGCAGAGTATAAGGCTTGTGTGGACAAAGTTTTTAAAGTGGTTTCTGGCGGCTACATTATGAAGCGTGGAATCACTGAAAAAGATGGAAAGGCTGAAATAGCAGAGGCGCTGACGGATAGCACAGCAGACATGTTTTCTGATATAGCGTCTTTATCAATTACATGCCTGTATGCAGGCCTTCTGGAAAATAATCCAGTTGAGGATGAAAAAGCCGCGAGACAGCTATTTAAACAGTTTGTAAAGGAAAATCCAGACGATGGCCGTGCATCTTATTTCGGAATGTATGAATTCTTGAAGGAATGCATGGAGGAAGATGGTTTTTTCAAATTGACCGGACTGGACAGGTATCTGAAGGACATGTCCGAATCAATGGCGAAGGCAATAAAGGAAGCAGAAAAGGAGACAGAACGGTCCACATTGCCGAAGGTTCCGACAGACCCAAAGAGGAAGTCAACTTCCACAAAATAATTTGGGAGCATTATCTTCCGCTTGCGCTAAAAATAGGTGTCCCTTATGAATTGTTCTGGCACCTTAATCCGACAAAACTGATTCCGTTTATTACAGCATATGGACAGAAACAGCAAGAGCGAAGTGATGAAATGTGGATGATGGGTCAACTTGTTATGGCGGCATTAGATGCAACTGTATGTAACATGATGCCTTTCATTAAACGCAAAGGAAAAGGAAAATACCCTGAAAAGCCATATCGGGTAATTCCTATGACAGAAGAAGAAAGGCGGCAGGAAGAAGATAAAGAATTGCAAAAATTCCTTGGTTTTGCGGATTCGTTTGAGAAAGATGTGAAAAAGAAAATAGTTTCCATAAACCAAAAAGGCGAGTGACTAAAGCAGTTACCCGCTTTTTTTTATATGCAGAAAAGGTAGGTGAATACCATGTCAGATGTGATTGACGATTTAAAGGTCCAGATAGACGCTAGTACGCAGAGTGCAGATGCGAAATTGGATAAGTTCATTGCAAAAATGATGAAACTCCAGTCCACAATTACTGGTCTGGAAATGTCCAATGTAAGTAATATTGCTTCCGGAATTAATCAGATATCGGCTTCCATTCAGAATTTTAATAACAGAACAAAGACGGCAGATTTTAGTAGAGTTGCTACTGGAATGAATAAACTGGCAACAGTAGATGCCCAGGGAGTTGCAGCGACAGCTCAGGCCATGTCCACATTTGCAGCTAAGATGATGGGGCTTAATGATGTTCATGTGGATTCTGATGGGATTTCTAACATAGCCAATGCCATATCCAAACTAGGGCGGGCAACAGTGACAGAGGCGACGCAGAATTTGGA